AATAATATTACAATTACCCTTTTTACTAGGTACGTAGGTTTCTAGAACACTTTTTTTTCTTTTCTTTTCTTTTCTTTTTTATTGAAAATAGTAATATTATTATATAGGGGTTTCTTATTCTTGATGTGGAGAGATAAAATGAACGAACAGTACGAACCGTTGGAAACACAAATAGTAGAACAATTAATTAAAGTGTTAGATTCTGGAATGGAAGAAAGACTACACGATGAAGAATTGTTTAAAATGTTAGCCCACTATAAGTCAAGGTTGACCTACATAGAAAAACAATATAAAAAGGAGAAGTATGGGTAAAGTCGGAAAGACCTTTACCATTGATCATAACCTCTATGCCTGGTTATCCAACCACGCAGAGAAAGAGGGAAAGAAAGAATCCTATATTATCAATGCTATGTTAACCAACCTCAAAAGACAGTATGAGACGTGGACCTGTTCAGTATGTGGTGTATCTAATGACCTTAAGAATAAAAGTTGTTATACTCTTAATGATGGTGACTTTTGTAAAGGAGTAAAAGCATAATGTCTTATCAGAAAGAAGCTATACTAAGGTGCAAAAGGTGCGATCATGAATGGACAATCTATCATATACCTGGTAATCAATACCCATGTCCAGTGTGTGAAGGTTTTAAACCAAGTAGTTAAATAGGTAATTCCCCTAAGAGGGGATATGGTCCGTAGACGTAGAGGTACAAGGCGTAGAGCTCCGAGGCAATTCGGAATAAATGTAATAGAGACTGGAACGGCTTTAGCTCTTTTAACACAGACTAATGCAGGTTCCGCAGCCAAGTCCTTTATGGCTGGTAATCTTAATGATGGATTAACAACTTTATCGAAGGCCGCAAAATCAAACAAACAAGCCATTATACACACACTCATAGGGAGTATGATCGCGAAGGTTGCGGTTAAATCATTATCACGAGGTTCGCCAGTATTGGCTAGTCTTGGACCAATCAAAGTGAGGGCATAATTTTGGCAATCGTCGTAACAAGAACTGAAGCAGGGTTGAGCGCAACCACGAGCTTTCAGAGCATGAACAATCAGTTCGCATCATCGGGGCTTTCCCTGGTTGTGCCTTCTGGAGTATCGCAAATATCTTCTATAACAATGGGAGTAAGTAGCGTAGCAACTGGTGCAGATTTCTGTTCAGGATTTAAACTTACAGGAACGGCGCTTCAAGAGGGGGATGCCACATTTATGGGTCCCGCAATCGCTCAGGCCGCAAGTGGTGGTACTGGAGTAGCTAACTGCGTAGTTCAGGAAAAGACTGCACTGGGAGTCACGAGCGGAAATACTTTGGATATCCAGGTCGCGGTAACAACTGCAGCCACGATCGACTCTAGCTGTACTATAACTTTCGAGTAAATAAACAATGCCTGAAGGCGTTGGTTATTCTAGCAGCAATGTAGTAGCTGGCACAGGTTTAGAATTAAATTATATTGGTAATCATTGTTTTGCATACGGCGGTGAATATGATCGTGCTACAGCAGAACAAACCGTTATGAATTTTACAACTGGTGCGGGTTATATTGTCGGTGAATTATTTGTATCTGGAGGTATCGCACCAGGTAATGCTAGCGGGGGGGTGTCAACTTTCGAAGTTAAATTAAACGGTATTACTTCCGTATGGTTAAAGGTTGAGAGTGCCCAAGAGGATCAGCCCTCTAATGCTAAAGTTAAATTAATTTTACCACCTTATACAACATTAACCGTCATCTCTGATTCAGATTCTACAGACGCAACATTTCAAACTACAACAGTATTTACAGGTGCAATTATCAAATGACACTTTCGACGGGGCCGGCCCTTAACTTCTATGGGGATCACATATTCGCCTGGAGTGGTCAAGAATTTTTAACCGTAGGTGGAACAACCTTACTGGATTTTATCTCTCCAAACCGTTATTATTCAGTAGTCACAAACGTATCGTTCGACTATAGTGGTTGTTCTACTGGCGACGTTTTGTCCTGGTTACTCCAAGGTAACGAAGAGGTGTTGCATGTTAGCAAGTTTGCTATCATTGACGCAGGGATCGGGCCCCAATTCCCCAATCTATACTATACGATACCGCCCAATACAGGGATGAAAATGGTAGCAGTAGGTCCTACTGGTAGTATGACGGTTGTCCTGGAAGGGAAAGAGGTACAATAATGCCAAGACGGCGGGGTTACGACTTACATGAGGCCCTTAGAATAATTGAAGAAGAAATATTTAGATTAGATAAGAAAGAACGTGCGCCATCCCGTAAACCAAAACCAAAGCGTAAACTAAGCGCCTGGAACAAATACGTTAAGGCGAATTCCAAGAAGCCACGCTTCCGATATCGTAACGGTAAACTAAATCTTAAGAAAATGGCAGTAGCGTTCAGGAAAACCCCCGCAGGAAAGAAGAAGAGGCGCTAATGGCCTACGAAGCGGTACCGATAGACGTAGAGCTCCAGAAAGTAACAGCTCTTGAACGTGACGCTTTATCCAGATACAAGATACATGAAAATATAAATACATTTTTAGCCAATGAAAACGTACCCGTTGTTATTGGCGGATTTATTGCGGCTTTTCTTGGTGTCAGATTGGCGGAGGATATTATTTCAGACCTTGAATCCAGAGTAGGCAAATTAAGCGATGATGTAAAACAAGGAATAAGGGATACTGTAGACCTAAAAATAAAACTCCCTGGAGCGCCAACTATTACACTTAGAGAATTTATCAAACTAACCCCTGGCATTTTATCAGCTAAGTATGAGGAATATAAACCTTGAATTTAGGCGCTATAATTGCATTGTTGAAATTGGCTCAAGATTCAGGGCTTACACCTAGACCAGAAAGACCCGCTTTTTTTGGACGGGATAAAAAAGTTCGTGATACTGATTTTGTCAGTATTGTGGTACGTCCGACCTACGCCAAAGAAACTATTGCTTTAAGGGCTGAAGAAGGTCTTGGCCTATAGTGGTTATTTCAGCATTAGAATTATTGGGGTACTTTATCGCCTGGTCATTATTCTATTTTGGAATAAGTCATTACATTGCCAAACTGAGTAAGGATAAGTGGGTTGAGTGGGCGAAATCATCCGAGAGTGACGAAGACCTGTTAATTATTCTGGAACCGATCGTAGATGAAATAGAAGAACGAACTCACGGAATGCTCGAGACTTTCCAATCTTCTTTTTTTGGTTCCCTTGGCGCAGCATCTAAAAAAATGGATGACGCTACAGGACAGAGTACAATTAACGCAATAACAAAAGACAACCCCATAATGGGGCTAGTCGCAGAGATGTTAATGAAAAGAAGTGGCCTACAAGACCTATTAAAGGGCCAGAATAGCCCCGAAATAGGGGTAAAACAGCCCCAAAACAGGGCTAAACTAGGGTTAAAGTAGTCAGAATAATATTACAATTACCCTTTTTACTAGGTACGTAGGTTTCTAGAACACTTTTTTTTCTTTTCTTTTCTTTTCTTTTTTATTGAAAATAGTAATATTATTATATAGGGGTTTCTTATTCTTGATGTGGAGAGATAAAATGAAC